ATTCCATTGACCAAAGGATGCTGATTTACGGGATCCTGAAGCCAGCGACGACTGACCAGCGCGGAACGATCTGCATGGCCGGTACTGCCTCTAATGTGACTGACGGCTTGTTCTTTGACATCACGACTGGCAAAGAAGCAGGATGGAAGCTATTCCAGTGGACGGCTGAGGACAACCCCTATGTGGCTGAGCAATGGCGAGAAGAGATCGAGGATATTAAGAAGAATCGTCCTAAGTTTATGGAGACGACTCTTTTCAAGCAATGGTATCTCAACCAGTGGGTAATTGACGAAGATGCGCTCGTATATAAATTCAATCCGATTCGCGATTGCGTTCCAAATCTTCCTATGGGGCTGCCTTCTTGGAATTATGTTCTCGGACTCGACTTGGCTCATTCACCTGACTCTACGGCTTTTGTTGTCGGTGCTTATCATGCGCTTAGCCCTACGCTTTATATTGTATATGCTTACAAAGAGATAGGCATGGATCTGACTTCGGTAGCCGAGAAGGTGCGCTCCCTCGAGGTAGCCTTCCCCTTTGAGGTGAAGGTGGTTGATGGAGCCAATAAACAAGCGGTTGCAGAGCTGAATAACCGGCATGGGACTAACCTCTTGCCCGCGGACAAGACCGGTAAAGTTGACTTCATTACTATTATGAACGATGATTTTATCCAAGGTCATATCAAGCTGCTCCCTCAGACCAAGGATCTTCAAGCTGAGTATCAAAAGCTAATCTGGATCACGGACGCAAGTGGGAAGGTCAAAGAACCCAAGAAAGAAAATCCAAACATCCATCAGGATCTAGCGGACGCGGCTCTCTACATGTGGCGTTACTGCTATTCCTATCTGTTTAAAGATGCGATACCCTTCAAGGATATGAGCAAGATCGAGAACTGGGAGCCGGTTCATATTAAAAAGCTAGAAGATCAAGTAAAACAAGCGCAGAATCCCCACGGGCTTGATGCTGAATGGAATGAAGTTTGGCAAGAAGACTGGGATAATCAGGATTTTATGTGAAGGATAAGCAGATGACTATCGACCAACTAAAAGAATTGTTCCCTCAACTAAAAGAGTACGGCGTGACACACTTCAGGCTAGGAAATTTAGAGATTAAGATGCCTGAACAAAGAACCTTTGGGGCGCCCAGGCAGGACAATCTTCCCGAGATGCAGGATGTTCCTCCCGATCTCAGAGCGGATGACTTGATGAGTTTTGACAAGGTGTTACACTGGTCTAGTGATAACACTGAAGAATCAACACTTCCCTTAACGGGTGAGAAGACTCTCGACGAGGTAATCTAGCATGGAAAAGCGCCCAGACTTTAAAGACTTTTTACCAAAGGACTCGAGAGAAGCTAAGGATGCGGCGGCTAAGAAGGAGATCCTGAAGTCATCGGCTTATCGATGGTGGCTTGCTAAAGAAGAAATGCTCCCCGCTGCAGTCATGACTCAGGTAGCAGCAATCATTCAGTCAGACCGTGGCAGGATTGACTCGTATAACACCTACGCGAAGCTCTATGGGACTTTCACTCCTACTTTCTGGAATGGGTATCAGCTAGCAAGCTCTGGCAAGCCCGCGGGTCCAGTGCGTGAAAGACTGAGCTACAACATTGTCCAGAGCTGCATTGATACCGTGACTTCCATGCTGGTCCAGAACAAGCCTAAGCCCATGTTCCTGACTAGCGCGGGAGACTCAAAGCTCCAACAGAAGGCCAAGAAGCTTGACGCATTCTGCTACGGGCTTTTCTATCAGAATAATATTTATGTGAAGAGCCGCAAAGCGTTTCGAGATGCGTGTGTATTTGGTGAAGGCATCATCCATGTTTATGCGGAAAATGGGGTAATCAAATATGAGCGCGTCTTGCCGTATGAGATCCTTGTCGACTACCTCGAATCCCATTACGGGCCGGAAGCTACAAAATCACTGCACAGAATTAAGAATATTGACCGCACGGAACTCGCGGAGATGTTCCCTGAGAAGAAGAAAGAAATTTCTCAGATGGCGGGAACTAATCTTTTCATTTCTGCGGCTAACCGCTCGGTATCTGATACCGTTACTGTAGTCGAGTCTTGGCGCTTACCTTCGGGAGATTCACCAGGCCGGCATTGCATAGTAACTGCTGATACCGTACTCTTTGAAGAGGACTATGAACAAGACTTCTTTCCTTTTGCTATCATGCGCTACTCTACTCGGCTTTACGGCTTCTATGGTCAAGGCATGGCGGAGCAACTCGTACCCTTACAGGTGGAAATTAATAGAACTCTTATATCTATTCAGCGTAGTTTGTATCTTGGCGGCACTCATAAGATATTCGTAAAGAACGGTTCGAAGGTCATCAAGTCTCACTTCGATAACATGATCGGGACCATCTTAGAATACTCGGGTGATACACGTCCTGAGTACATTGTCCCTCAGCTAGTGCAACCTGAGATTTACTCTCATCTCCAGAACATGATCGGGATGGGCTATCAGCTCCCTGGCGTCTCTCAGATGAATGCGGTGGGCGTAAAGACTCCAGGAGTAGACTCGGGCCGCGCACTCAGGACTGAGCAATCGATTCAGACTCAGCGTCATACCTCCATGCAGCAGGAATATGAGCAATTCTTTGTGGAGCTTGCAAAGATAACGGTCGCGGTAGCCAGAAAGGAATACGAAAATGGCGTGGATCTTGAAGTTAATGTCCCAGGTAAGAGATTTATTGAGAAGATTAAGTGGAAAGAAGTCAGTCTCGAAGACGATGAATTCTCCCTCCAAATCTATCCCGTCTCCAAGCTCCCGAACGATCCCGAAGGCAGGCTCCAAACCATCCAAGAAATGATGCAGGCAGGTCTAATTGATTCTCAAGTGGGTCGCAGGCTCCTAGATTACCCAGACTTGGATGCCGAAGAGAACCTCGCGAATGCTTCCCAGGATTACCTGCACAAGATCCTGGACGAAATCGCGGACCATGGAAAGTACACAGCTCCCCAGTCGGACGATAACCTCGCGGTAGCGAAGAAGCTTGTTCTTGAGTATATCGCTCAGGCTAAGCTGAATAACCTACCAGAAGAAAAGCTCGATCTTTTGAGACTATTCAACAAGCAGATTGATGCTCTCATGCTCCCCCCTCAGCCGATGGCACCTCCTGGAATGGCTCAGGATCCATCAGCCGGCATTCCTGGTAGTAACGTCGTCCCAATGGCTAATCCTCAAGCTGCTCCTGTAAGCCAATTGTTGCCAAATGTTAATACACAAGCTAACCTTGGATAAATTATGAATAATCCCCAACTGTCCACACAAGAATTAACTCCTCAAGAAGTCCTAGGGACTGAGGGGGAGACTCCTATTGAATCGGCTCCAGAAGCTCCCGCGGCGGATGAGCGTGTATCTTCGAAGCTAGGCACTTTGGTACGGCGCGAGAAGCTTGCGATTGATCGAGAACGCGCTGCAAAAGAAAGAGAATCACAACTCGAGCAACGATTGAGAGATTTCGAAGCTCGAGAAGCAAAGTTAAAAGAGTTTGATGACCTTTGGGATAGGAATCCCCTGGAGGCTATCAAGAGTCGCGGGAAGTCTTATCAGGACATGGTGCAGGTCGCCTTGAATGATGGGAATGTCCCTCCCGAGTTACAGATTAAGAGACTCGAAGAGAAGTTCGATAATCAGGTTCGTAATCAACAGCAGGCTCTGATGCGTGAGAAGGAAGAAGCTGAAAGTCTTCAAGCGCGAAAGGAACAGGAAACGATTGATAACTTCAAGGGTGAAATCAATTCCTACCTAAAAGAGAATGCGGAACGCTATGAATTCATTCATTTTGAAAACAATGAGGATTTAGTTTATGGCGTGATTGACGAACATTATGAACGGACCAAAAACTCGGAAACGGGTGTTGGAGAAGTTCTAACCATTGTTCAAGCTGCTGATAAAGTCGAACAGCATCTCGAGCAGAAGTACGATAAGGTCCGTACTTTGAAAAAAATGCAGACACTTCTTGCACCAAAGCAAGTCAATCAATTGGAAAAGCAGCCATTACCTACAAGTCAAAAGCCGAAGACACTCAGTAATACATTATCAGCATCTCCTAGCAAGCCTCGTAATACCGTGATGAGCGATGACGAGAGGATTGCAAAGGCGATTGCTTACGCGCGAGGACTTCGCGCATAAAGGTAGGAACAAATGGCAACAGTAGCAAGTTTTGTTGGTCAATATAACGAAGGGAATGGCTCAGCCGCCAATGGCCCGTTTATCCCGAATTCATCGGGCGCTCTGGGGATGCAGGAAATTTCCGGCATTCTCAAGCAGATTTACGATGGTCAGAAGTTAGCTATTCTTTATTACAAGAATAACCCACTTCTCTCCATGATGAGAAAGAAGGAAGACTTCTTTGGTGAAACTTATCCATTGCCTACGATTGTCGAGACGCCTACCGGTCTTGCTAACGTATTTGCTAATGCTCAGCTCCCCAATCAGTTGATTGGTGGCGGTACAGGAATCGGGGGTA